AGGAAAACCGATGGGAGAAAAAACGTAATGTTTCAAGCATTGATAGGACCAATTAGTGAACTTGCAGGATCTTTTATGCAAGGTCAAATTAACAAGCAGAAAGCAAAAGCTACATTAGCACAGACTAAAGCTGAAGCTGAAGCTGAGATTATGAGAACTGCGGCCACACATGATAGCAAGTGGGAAATCATTATGGCACAAGGAACTCAAAATAGTTTTAAAGATGAGCTTGTAACAATCGTTATATTAATTCCAACAATTTTAGTTTTTATTCCGGGAATGGAAGATATAGTAAAGAACGGTTTTGCAAGACTGAATGAACTACCTGAATGGTATACTTATTTATTATTTTTAACAGTTTCAGCAGCATTAGGAATAAGAGGATTAGATAAATGGAAAAAGAAGTAGAACAATGCACTTGTGGTTGTAAAGAACCTAGAATATATGTGCATGGACATTATCAATGCGTGAAGTGTAAAAGAATATGTGATGGTGATTGCTGTCAAGGTGAAAGAGCTTGAGTAAAGTATTTATAATAGCTATTGTAATGTGGTGGTCAGATGCTACTACAACACCATTAAACGATTCTGTAGAGATTACACATTTACATGGAAAACCTTTGTATTTTAATACTGTAGAGGAGTGCAGTAAACACATAGATGACAATATTAAAGCTCTTAAAAATTACGGTAAATCAGTTTATCCCACTGCTCATACGGTAAAAACTATTTATTGTTTAGAAAGAGAAAGAAATATTGACAAAAATATGATATAGGAGTGGTAAAATGGCGTGTGATGTTTGTGAAGGTGATTGCAGATGTGGAGAGGATGATTTGATTCCAGATAAAATGGCATATCAAGTAAACAAAAGAAGAATGGCATGGGTGTTAATTCTTTTGATGGCTGTTACAACAATACTGACTTTAGCTTTTCCTGATAGATTAGCAGAAGCAGAAAGCATACTTATGACACAGTATATCAGTATGTGTGGATTAGTTGGAGCTTACTTTGGCTTTAGTGCAATGGGAAATAGAAAATGACAACAAACGAAGAAGATCAGGGTTGGAACAACCACGAAGATACATTTGAGGAGTCACTACGCAGAGAACTTGTGGCCGCAAGAGCTACAATCTTTCTGCTTCAAAAAGATTTAGAAGAGCTTACCAAAGCTTACTACACAGTATTAGATGAAAAATATAAAAGGAATTTACAATGAAATTTGACATGGACAAGATGATTGAACAATTAGTTGATCACGAAGGACTTGAGCTACATCCTTATGAAGATAGTCTTGGTATTTTAACTATAGGTGTGGGAAGAAACTTGGAGGAAAGAGGTATATCTGAAGATGAAGCTTTTTATCTTCTTGGTAACGACATAGAAATCATATGGGATGAATTAATAAAACAACACCCAATAGTTGAAGACCTAGATGACCAACGGCAAATGATATTATTAGACATGGCTTTCAATATGGGTGTTCCAAGATTAGGTAAGTTCAAGAAGATGTGGGCGGCCATAGAAAGTGGCGACATGATCGAAGCCAGTAAACAAGCTCTCGATTCACGTTGGGCATCTCAGGTGGGCAGACGTGCAGAACGTCTAGCTGAAAGACTTACTTCTGGTCTTCCCCACTAGGTTTAGCAGTCAAAGCTTCTACCTGTTTACGTAAAGATACGTTTTCTCTAACAATACCATTAATGATATTAAGAACTTTGTATTTCTCATCACCAACAATGATGCGTTGAATATCGTCTAGTGTTAATGGTTCTTCTTTTGGTTTTTGTTCTTCAGACATTTATTTTCTCCTTATCTAAAAACTGTGTCCAACTTAACAGTTCATCCTGTCTTGCCATAAAACAGGGTCTTCTAAATATTTGGTGATGACCAAAGCGTTTTTCAACACAGAGTTCTGAACGTGGCATCAGACCTTTTAATGTGTAAGCACCGTTCTCGCCTACCATTAAAGCAAAGTAATCAATCAATTTATTGTCTACCATTGCGATTAATTTGCCGTTGAGGTACGTAGTAGACTTCACGTCTATAGATAAATCACCTATAAAAGCATCGCCTTTATCACCACCAAATTTCTTTGACGTATATCCAAGTCTAAATACTTCATGTGGATACACTCTAGCTATTCTACAAAACGCTAATTCAGACAGTAAACCTTCTCTATCTGCCTTTTCCTCATCAGATATAACAAGATTTGGTTTAACACCTAGATTTTTATTGTTAAAATTACGTTTTTTTGCAATAATTGATCCTAGCTCGATTTCAAGATCATTGAGTTGTATGTTAGGATAGTCAGGTACTAATACACCCGGAGCATCTGTTTCACCCATCTGAGGGTCTTTATATCGATCCATTTTTTTCACTTTCGTCTTTTTCAATGGTTGTATAGACTAATTTCTCTGATTCTCTCTGTGTAGAGTCTAAAAGACGATCAACACATTTTAAAAAAGAATGAAGGTCATGTGTGTTAGGATAATTAGGTTTTTTCTTTTCAAAATATTTTAAAAATTCTTCAGGTGATACACGTTTACGTTCTAATTCTATATCTCCTCTTGACGTAAGATAATATACTAATGATTGTATAATTGTCTTATTCATCTTCTCCCTGCATAATCTTTGAAATATTTACACCTGCTTCATAAAGTGCCTGATTAAGTGGCACATCACTAGCTTTGTATCCACGACCAACCAAGAACACATCATAAGGTTCTCCTGTATCAGGATCAAAAGAAACAGATACAATAAGTCCTTCACCACAATTCATGTTTATGCTAGGTCTTCTGTTTTTTTCTTTTTTCTTTGGCATCACATATCCTTATCAAATCTTTTAAATACCACTGTGCTTTTTTTAAATCTTCTACACCATTTTTATAACGATATCTCCAAAGATACTTTATTATGTTTCCTTGAAGATAATATTCATAACCATCTTCTGTTGCAGCTTCAATAGCTTGAATACATTCTATACTTGATTTGTTATAATGTGGTGGTTGATTTACTAAATCTAATTCATGTTCTGTTATCATTAGTGTTTCTTTTTTTCTATGTTCGTAAAAAAATCTAAAACATTTGAGTTCTCAAACTGTTTCTGTCTGGCTTCTGATATTTCATCAGCTAAATCTTTTTCACCTACTTCAAGTATATAATCAATATCATTCTCTATAATCCAAAGTATACCTCTTAGTATATGATTTACAGTTAAACTATGTTTACTTTTTTTAAACTTTTCAACCATTCTTACTGAGAAAGCTTTAGGATCTAATTCGTCAGGTTCAAGTATTATATAGCCATACCCACTAGGCATAACTGATAAAAGTTCACCAACTTTTTTTGCATCTTCTTCATTCATTTTCTTTTCTCCTTCAACCATTCATCAGGTAAAAATTTATCTGCGAATAGAAAGTTATATTTTTTACACCACTTAGCATAAGTCGTGCTGCTTAATCTACTTATTCTTAAACTTGAATCCATGAAGATAAATCTAATATCCAAAGTTGGGTGTTGTTCTTTAATAAGCAAATGCTTAACTCTATCCTTTTGATCAAAGTATCCTTTTGTTTCAATGTAGATATCTTGATCAATTAGATAGAAATCAGGTTTATATTTTTTAGGTTTAGAAACGTACTCTATACTTTTACCTTCGTACGTATACTCTACACCTAAATCTTTTAGGTAGTTTGAAAAGCCTTTTTCAAATCCACTTCTAAACTGCACGTGGCTTCCACCTATCTCTCATAAAAGCTATCTGATCCAATATGAACTTATGGAACATTGGTGAGTGTTTCTTTATATCATCCATCTCTGCATATAGATTATCCAAAGAGAACACTACGATTGATTCATGTTTATTCATTTTAACTTTAATCATATCTTGTGTTTCTGTAAAGTGTTTTCTTGCGAAATCAAAATCTTCATCAAGCCAAAATGAATCTTTAGTCTTAAAGCTTTTCTGTTTTATAACCAAAGGTAAACATTGATCTACATTCTTTCGTAATCTTTTGGTAAACTCTGAACCACCCACACGTTCTACGTTTTCAGGATATACATAGTACACCAAAGGATTATCTGTTATGTCAAGATCTGTTACTTTTGATTGAAGTATAAAAGGCATTATAACTCTCCTTCTTCTGTTTCAAAATCATCTACTATTTCAAGCATACGACCTGTATCTCTATTGTATCGTAAAGCACAGGCAGGACCTGTTAGACCTGAGAACCTGTTCTTTATAACTCTGACACGTGTTGTATGTCTTTCTTCTATGTCCTCTGCCTGTCCGTTTCTTTCCAAGCCAAGAACAATATCACTAAGTTGACCAATACTATGAGATCCACGTAGTTGAGCTAAAGATGTAACTCCACCTTCTTCATGTGATCCGTTGGCAGGTCTTCTTAGATGACTTGCTATCATCAAACAAATCTGCAGCTCCTGTACAAGTGTGCGTAGTCGTGTCATTATTTCATCAAGACTTCTACGTTCATCACCTGTCTGTTGTGAACTTACGATAATTGTTATATGATCTATAATTACATATTTACAACCAAGAACTTTAGCAAAGTATCTTACTCTATTTACAACTTCATCTATCTCATTAGAACCAAAGTGATCAAACAGATAAATACGTTTCTTTCCCATTGTTTCATCAAAAGCTTCTCGCAGTTCTTCATCTGTGTATTCTACTTTTGGTAGATGTATTGGTTTGTTGAGGTGAAGTCCTGTAATAGCCTTTGCAGTCTTTGCTACATCCTCTTCAAGAAACATCAGTCCTATGTTGTCCTGTGTTTCTTTCAGCATATGATATACTATCTCACGTAAAAAGCTTGACTTACCAATACCTGTTCCTGCAGTTATTGTGATAAGTTCTGACATTCTTATTCCGTAAGTCAGATCATTCAAACCAACATAGGGATACAGACAAGAGGGCAGTGTAGGACCTGCCATAACTGCTTCAAGTAAATCATGTCCTGCTACTATGCCTTCTAGTTGTGGTGCTTCTGCTGCCCACCACTCTCTAGTAAATCTTGTGCTTTCATCGTTCTGTAGATATTCATTAGCATCTTTATAGGACATACGCATAATACGTGCTTTTGGTGATAGAAGTTCTGCAGCCTTTTTACTTGCCTGTCTACCAACTTCATCATCATCAAAACAAATAACTATACAATCAAATGATATCAACCAATCGTAGCTTTCTCTTATATCTTTTGCTACACCTGACACACCATTCCGTAAAGACACACATGGATATTTCGATCCTAGCATCTGAAAAGCAGACAGTGCATCTATCTCACCTTCTGTTAGTGTTATATACTTTGCACCTTTATTGAACAGGTTCTGACCAAACAGTAAAGATTTCTTTGTAATACCTTCATACGAAAATCTTTTCTCTGTTGTGCTACGAACTTTATAGCCAACTCTTGCATTGTCTGAATCATAATAGGGAAACTTTATAGAGTTCTTTGTTTCAACAACATTATATTTTTTTATGGTCTGTTGTTGTATTTTTCTCTTATGTAAAGACATTACTTCTTTTTTTCTTATAGTTAAATTATTTAACATTTCAATTACATTGTCTGCCTTTGTGTGTGTAGAACATGAAAAGCAATAGGTTGAACCATCATTGTTTCTTGCTAAAGCATCTGAACTTCCACAATCAGGACAGGGTAGATGTGATTCCACGATATCTGACATCTATAGTACCTCTTCCACTTTGGGTAAAGTTTCTATGTGAGTTAAGTATACACGACCCCTTGCATATTTAAATACACGTAGACCTTCACCATTGTTAACATCTTTCCAACATTCATGTTTAAAAGAACAGAACGTACAATTCTTATCTAGTTTTTTATTTCCTGTCTTTCCCTCAAACTGTTCCTCATAACATCTTTGAGGTGGAACGTCAGAATCTAATACTTTCTTTAGATATTTAATACGAGAAACTGCATCCTCTAAATGTAATTCATCAACGTGCATCAAAGCCATATCAGCAGTTTGTTTGTTTACTGCCCAAAAAGCTGCACTTTTATTTTTTGATGCCTGAGAATATGCAGATATCTGTGTTATATATCCAAATGGATCGTCTTCATATAATTTACTATTTTTAAATTTATCGAAGGAGTAAGCAGATGTTGATTTTACATCTACTAACACTCCATCGATTTCTGCATCCTGATGCCCTTTAACTTCACCAAGATGCAGTTCTCTTTGTCTATGCTCAACTTTATGACCTGACACTTCAGCCAAGAGCAAGACAAGTTCCTCAATCATATGACCATAAAAGAATTTAATAAGATGACTTCCACTAAACTTGTCGAGATCATCTATTGTATTCTTCTGATACCAGAGTTTTCTAGCAGGAGTTCCAAGAGCAGACATACGTAGTCTAAACTTTTCTTTACTCTTTTCCTTCTTGCTTAAAAACTCTTCGATAAGCTCTCTCATATTCTTTGAGAACTTATCGATAGAGGATTGGTGACGTTTTACATCTACACCTTTTTCAGCTAAATCTACAACGTCATCAATTAATGTGTCGATGGTTTTCACAGTTCGTCTTCAATACTTTCCTCTGCATCCAACTCATCATTGCCTGTGTACTCAATGAGATTAGTAACCATGACGGCTTTAATCCCTGCAGAAACACCTTTGTTTCCGTTCATTGACCATTCATATAGATCAACACTACACTTTACGGCAGAACCATTGCCAATCTTGATATTTTCATCCCAAGACCTTTTAGCTCTGTCCATAACCTTTGGTGGGAAAGTAGACTTAGCAGTAATGAAATTACCTTTTTCTGCCTTATCACCTTCACCTGACTTCACTTTCAATCCTGCCTTCTCTAATTCTTTGACAGTCTTGTTATCAAGATTGCAAATATCAATCTGATACTTATCAGACAATGTATTCTTATCAAATACACTTGCCCACATTGCATTTCCACGTACTATCATAAATACCTCACTTTCTTTGTTAGTGCGTTTCTGCCCAATTATTACCTTGCCTAGCTTCTGCATTAAGGCGAACTCTCATATTAAAGAATTTACCTACATCCTGCATAGTGCTATCTGCAAGTTCTATTATATGAGTTGCATGATCTTTGTCAACTTCATACTGTAGTTCATCGTGAATTGTGTTGACCAAATGGGCATTTAGTCTTTCACGCTGAATTGCTTCATCCATAAAAATACTCCATTGTTTACAAACAATAGCACCTGCACCTTGAAGTAAAGTATTAAGTGCAGCGTGTTGATGTCTTATGAATATTCTTCTTCCGTCAAGTCCACGTATATGTCCTCTTTGTGCAGCAGTTTGTACTTTGTCAATCAGACGTTGTAAACTTGGTAAATTTTTTAGAAATCTCCTTTTAAGTGCAGTGCCGTCAGCAGGACTTCCGTTGACGATTTTTCCAATCTTGGCAACTCCTGCTCCGTATAGAAAGGCATAGATAAAGGTCTTAGCCATATCCCTTGTAGGTAACTGTGCTTTCTTTTGATTCTCTGTGTGTGGATCGCCATCAACAACAATAGAGGAGTAAATCGGATCTCCCATATAATGTGCCAACATTCGTAATTCCAAACCTTGAGCATCCATCCCAACAAGACAGTATCTTGATGTATCTTGAACTGTCCAACATGACCTTGATTCATATCCATATGGTTTTCTCACTGATATTATGTTAGCCATGTTAGGATCAGAATGACTCATTCTACCTGTAACTGTACCTAGAGTTTGCACTCTACCATGTACACGACCATCCTTACCTAGATTGTCAAGCCAACTGTTAATTGTTTTCCATCTTGTTTCTAGCATCTTCCATTCAGCTACCTTCTTTGCAACTTCAGGAGCATTGTCAGGTAGTGTTGCCAGATTATTCTCTGTTACTCTTGGTGTGCCTTTAGGTGTAAAATCTACAGGCTTCCAACCAAATTCATTCATACGTTCTACTATCTGCTTTGGACTATCTAGGTTGAACTCTTGGTATTTGAATAGAGTGCAATCACCACTAATGTCATGTCCACGTAAACCAATCTTAGATATACTTCCGTCTTTCTTAAATTTTACCTTGACCTCTTTGTCAACAACAGGCTTTGGCTTTAGCTGCATACGAATGTCAGACTTAATTTTGTCAGCCTTAGACTTTGTTTCGATATACAGAGTATGTGCTTTTTGTTCATCCAAATAGAAGCCATGCTCTGTTTGTCGTCTTATCACATCTCTAATTTTGTGTTCAAGTTCTATAGACTTGTCAGAAAATTTATATTCCTCTTTGTCCTTTGTCAGCTTGTTATAAAGTTTTTCTGTCAACAACACATCATTCTTACAGTATGTCACCATCTCTTCTGAGAAGTTGTCAAAGTTGTCAAAGGATATTTTGTCAAAACCTAATCTAACACCCCAAGCTTTCAAACTATTACCACCTTCTCTTTGTGGTGAAAGTATCTGAGATAGGACAAGAGTGTCATATATCTTGTCGATTGTCAGATTAGTTCCCCAAAGCTTGTCAAGTATAGGAGCATCAAAGTCAATGATGTTATGTCCTATGAACTTGTCAATGTCAGTTGTTTCTTTTTTAAATTTGTCAGGATCAGTGTACACTTGTACCTGTTTGTCAGTTGTCCTCTTTATACAACACACATAAATTTTTGTAGCATCTAGTGAATCTGTTTCGATGTCAACGAAGGCGATAACTCTACCTTCGTTGACATCCATAGGAGGAGTCTTGTCATCCATAACGACAACAGTACAAATGGAAAAAAACAAATGAAGTAGTTATGGCTAAACATTGGTAGAAAGGTATAAAAAAACACCCAATGTTTAAAAATTTTAAGTCTACCACAACTACTCCCTTGCCACTATGGATATCATGTGTATAATTTAAATATGGTGAGGTTGTCAATATGAGAAGAAAAAATATTTCAAATATGTTTTGGAATGGTGTGTTAAAGCCAAGAAATCCAATAGCTGAAGAACTACATAAAAATAAATTATTTAAACCAAAAATAAAAAAAGATAAAAAAAAGTTTGACAGGAAAAAAGATAAACTGTACTTAAAAGACCTATAGAGATATTGTTATTGTAATCTCTATATGTAATCTTTATAGAACTTTATAGGAGAAGTATTATGATATTTAAAAAAGAAGGTTATGTTCACAAAGATTCCTATGACTTGTTATGGGATAAATGTGAAAGATTAGAAGAAGAAGTTAAGAATAAACCAAAAGCATTAACTAGCCAAATATTTAAGTTAGAACGTGAAGTATCTAGACTACGTTCAATCATTATGCGTTTGTATGATGAACAGAAAACTATTGGGGATAGATATGTTTTTTCAAACATACCTAATGATCATTATGGAAAATGGTTTGTACAGATGATGCAAATATAT